TGTAGAGTTTAGTCCCTAAATAGTTTTGTATGTGTACTTGTTGAGCTTGAAAGATATATTGTGTATAGCTATCAGGGTCTACATTACCATTTATAATAGTATGTTTAACTAAATCGTTTGTTGTGATAAATAAAGCCTTCGCCATTTCTTATTAATTATTTAGGTAAAAATCCTTGATTAGGCATATCAATCGGTTTTTGATATACTAATGGATTGTTAGTTGGTAATATTTCACCTGCTTTTCTTGCTGTTGCAGCACTAATTTGTTCCGCATTAGGATTATTTACATCAGCACGTTTTCTATATGTTTCACGAGTCCAAAAATGGTGACAAGCACCACCGCCTTTGTACAAAAAGACATCATAAGTATCAGCACCTTTTGGACCCCAACCTGCATTAACAGCTGTTGAACTCATTCTTTGAATATCTTCTTTACGATATAACTTGTTTGCAGATAACATTTTCTTGCAAAATTGTCTGCTATTTTCTGATTCTTTACCGCTATATCTGTATCTTGATTTAAATAACTCGCCATCTTGTTCACTACTTGCATTAGGTATAGCAGTTCCTGTGCTTACAAAATTCCAAATCTTGCTTAATGTAGATTTTTTGGGATTGTTTAAAGCTTCTAATTCTTTATCTAATTGTTCTTCATCTTCATAATTTACTTGTCGTGAATCAATTAATTCCCATTCGTTTAAATCTATTTCTTCGCCGAAAGAATCTAAATCAATATCATCTAAATGCTTTGAAAGTTTAACTCCTGTTTCTTCTTCAGTTGTTTGTGCATCTAAACCTTCTGTTTCAACGAATTCTAACGGTTGTATTGTTCTAAAATATAATTTTAATGATATACTATTAACAGCTAATATTTCATCAATAGCATCTATTATTTCTAATTGGTATGGTTTAATAACGATATTATCAAATAATAAAGTAGCAGTTTTAATTTCATCTGCATTGTTACCAAGTCCACCATCACCTGTTCTAATTCCTAATAACATTGGTGAAGTAACTCTATGACCTACTATTAATTTATCAAAACATTCTTTAGATAAATATTCATAATGTGCAGGTGCATCGTTCAATGGTAAATCTTCCACAGTAGTTTTAGATTCTGCATTAGCGTTAAAAGCTATAATAACTTTTTCACCTCTTGCTCCTGTTAATTTATTCATTACATCACGCTTCATTTTATCACGCATTTCTTCTGAAGGAATACCATTATTGAAGTTGATTACTTTGGTTCCTGAAAATCCGTTTTGAACATCATTGATCTGATAATCTGCTATGTTTTCTTCAAGCAAAGCATAAGGTAAAGAACCTGAATAATCTATTGGACTATAATAATCAAATCCACTTACATAAGGTTGTATTACATAAATTTCTACTTCATTACCATTACCAAAACCAAAAGCAGGAATACGTTTTGCATCTTCACTTGTTTTCTTTTTAGTCCAATCATAGTGATAGTACCACGCTTCTATTTGCCCTTTATCATTACATTTTTCAGCACGTAAAGTTTGCATAGGAAAGTGTAATACTTGTTTAACTAAATTCTTTTCTTTTACAACCTGCATAGCAGCCATTCCTAATAACTTTCTTTCTAAAGCTATTTTACGCAAATCTGAATCCTTAATAATAGATTTCATTTGTGCATATTCATTAGGCTTTTTGTTAGAATCTAAAGCATCTAAACCTTTACCATAAATCATATTAGCAATACCTGTAATAATTGCACCATTGGTAGCACTATATAAATATCTATCAATTAAATATTGAAAGTAATTGTTATCACTTCCGTATTCAATGTAATTATTCTTTTTATTTTCTTGTATTACAGGGCTTGTATAAGCACTTAAATTTACTATTGATATATTACTCATAAATTTTATATTCGTTGTTTGTAACGTTCGCTACGTAATCATTTTGATTTACTGTATATGTATCGTTTGCTTGATTTGTACAAAAGATAATATCTTTGTAAACTATATTTGCACCATTTTTAATAGTTAAATTATAAAATGTATTTTCATCTAAATCAAAAATAGTAGTCGTTGTTAAATAATAACTTGATAAACTAAATGTAGCAGAAATTGTAGTTTCAACATTTGTAGTTTCATTTCTTAAAACAATAGTATTTGCACTCATTACTCTTGGTATAAATGTTAAAGTTTGTGCTGTAGCTTGTTTTCTTAAAATTATCATAAACTATTTTTATATATTAATAATTAATATTCAAAATTGTTTTAAAACAAAAAAGGATGCTAAATAAATAGCACCCTCTTTAAAAAAAACAAACAATAATATTATGCTACAGTTCCTTCAACAATAGAAGCTAAAACGCTTGTAGTTAACGGTCCTGTTACAAAGTTTGCAGGTACAGGCTCCATTCCTTGAAATTCCATAGAATATCCTGTTTTGTCAGCCATAGCTGCACCTGAAGAAATAGTTGCAGTAACTAAATCCATACCTTTTGTTAAACCTGCCATAAAGAAGTTTCCGTTGTTATCTTCTACTATGATTTGTGGTCTACCGTAAGCTAATAATTTCAATTGCTTGTGGTCAGCAATAGTCAATTTATTAATACTTAAAGTTAGTTTTTGGTCTACAAATGTAGTTCCATTTTCTCTTGATGAAGTTACAGTTTGTTCAAATGTTGAAGTCCCTTTTAATTCATATTTGTATCCAACAGGAGTACCACCTAAAGCAGTGATTACATCCTCTTGACCTGCAGTTGCAGAATACGTTACCGTTGTAGCATCACCCCAATTAATGAAGTATGCTGCTCTTAATCCACCGATGCTATTTTTGCATTGTTCGGCTCTTCCTAATGATATATCGCAAGGCATAGTGTTATTTTTTAAAAGTTAAAAAAAAAGTTATTTAAATTATTTAATCCAATCTTTATTTACAAATGTTTTTAATCTGTGACAATTAGCACAAAGTGTTTGTAAATTACTTATATTATTGTTTTTTTTGTTTCCATCTATATGGTCAACATCAAGTTGACAAATATGAATTGGAATAAATCCACAATTACAACATTTATTTTCTACAAAAACTCTATATGGTCTTTTTTTATTTGACCTTATATCTCTTGCTCTTTGTTTACATTTTCTTGAACAAAATCTTTTATTTGATTTATCCTCAAATGTAATATCACAATATTTATGTTCGCAAATTTGCATTTTATTAAAAAAGGGCAGTAAGCATAAACAAACTGCCCTATAACTTTAATTATACTAATTTAATATTAGTTAGCGCTGTTTGTGATTCCGTAAGTAACGATATCTTCTACAATAGCGTATTGAACACCTGCAGTAAATCTCATTACAACTCTTACGTTTTGTGAACCATCGATATCAGCCATATCAATAACTTTTACTTCGTTTTGGTCGTTTAATAAACCTGTTCCAAAGAATAAGTTAGATTTTTCAGCAGCAATAGCAACGTTAGAAGCTAATCCGTTAGCAACAAAGATTTTAACTCCGTCGAAAGAAAGAGAACCGTTGTTGTACCATTGTGTACCTTGTGCGTTAGAACCATTAGCTCCTAAACCTGAAGCTCCAAATCCACCTAAAGCTCTAACATAAGCTCTTGCGATGTTTTGTGAAACGTAGATATACAAATCTTCTTTTCCGTAAAGTTTAGCAGGAATTGCATCAACGATTTTTCCAAGTTCAGCAATTACGTTTGCAGCAGTTACAGTAGTTCCTGCAACCTCTTGAGCAGCAGGTAATCCTGCATCAGCAGTTAATAAAGCAGTAAATCCATTGAATTCACCTGCATTAGCTGTAGCACCTCTCCAAATGTTTTGTTCAGTTTTTTCAGCAACTTTAGCAGCAACGTGAGAAATCAAGAAATCAGCGAAAGATGTAGGTAAAGAATCAAAAGAAGAATACCCCATTTCTACTGATTGCCAAGTCGAGTGAAAATCTTTTTTACAAAGTTGTAAATTTACTTGAAATTCTTCTGCCAATAAAACTTTTTCAGTTAAAGTAACTGTAGAAGTTGCATCGAAATCACAAGTTGCATCTTTAACGATTGCATCAGTAGCGATTTTTTGGATAACAGATTTGAATTTAACGTTTGGCATTACTTCAATTCCACCATTTGCAATAGTAGAACCTGATAATAATGCAGCAGAAAGATATTTTCCTGCAAACTCACCTGCGTAAGTTGTTGTAATACTTGTAGTAGTAGCCATATTATATTAATTAAAAAGTTTTGCCATAACTCTATCTTGAGTAGTCATTTGGCGATTAGGTGAAAATTTATTTAGTTTAACTTCGTTTTTAACTTCAGGTGAGTGTGTTAATGGTTCAACAACTACATCTGAACTTAATTCTTCTTTAACAACTTCTTTTACTGATTTTAATTCAGCAATTTCAGTTCTTAATTTTTCAATTTCAGCAAAGAACATTTCTTTTGAAACTGATTCTACAATTCTTTTTGGAGTAGCTACTTCAGCTTGTGCTTCAACAACAACTTCTACTTCAGCTTCAGGTTCTTCTGCTTCAGGCATTTCTACCATAGCTTCTTTAATTTCAGCAATAATACCCTCAACAGATACTACTAAAATCATACCATCTTCTAATTCGTATTCTCCAACAGGCATAGGAACTTTTTCCTCACCATTAACGATAAAAACAGCGTTATCCATTTCGAAAGCATCAGCTTCTAAAACAGTAACACCATCCATTAGTTTCATTTGAGCAAGATTCACATCCATACCCAAAAGAGTTTTAATTTCATTGATTACATTCATATTAATAAGTATTTATAGTTTAAATTATTATTATTTATTTTTGTTATAAATTAGCCATTGTTTGTAACAATAGTTCTTGGTGCATTTGTGTTTGTAACTGCACCGCTTGATTGTCCTACAGTAGCACCAATTCCTTGTTCTTGCAATTCGCCTTGACAACATTCTGCACTATACTTCCCATCTTTACAAAGACATCCTCTTTTTCCACCTTTAGGTGAACTTGTTTTATTACCCATAATTTTATTTATTAGATTCAGCATTAATTATTATTGATTTAATTTTATTTATTAGTTCTTTTTCTTTTTCAAGTTCTAAACTCATTTCTAATTTGTCGCTGAAATATCCTTCAATCGAAAATCCTTTAACCTTACCTGTTTTTACAAAGTCATTCCAAATAGCATCATTGTTTACTTTCATTGAAACCATCCAAGAACCAACCGGTGCATCTAAACCATATTTTTTAGATTTATCCATTTCAGTATCTTCTACAATCCAACTTTCTACGATACTTAAATCTTTTAATTCTTTTTCGTGTTCTAATGTAGCGTTGTTTTGGTTTGAATTCATTAAAAACAATTCACTTGCTTTACGTACTGTTTCTTCTGAAAAGAAAATGTAATATTCATCTTCACCATTTCTTCTGTAAATCTGCTTATTAGGAATTAAAGCTGCACCCATTAAGATACGTTTTTCATCATCAACTTTAGCCAAAGCTAATTGTTTGTTTAATGAAATAAAATTAGATTCTATTGCAGGAAATTCTACTATTGAAACTGCATCAACTCCTGAAAGTTGTTCGTTTTCGTCTATTATTAGTTCTATTATCTTCATATTATTAAAATAAATTAAATTTTGTTTTGTTTTAATTACTATAAACT